TCAACTACGCCGAGTTCGAAGTCAGTGATCATTTCTATTGGGATTTCGACTTCTTCGCCGTAAGTGTCAGGGGTGATGCTGACGCTTGTTAATGGGGTGAAGTCTAGTACTGCGGGTGCTGAGATGCCTTTTCTTTGAATGCCGATTGCTACGTTGCCTGCTTCTTTGACGTAGGTTCGGGTGCGTCCTTTGATGATTGGGTCTGGAACAAAGAGCTTGGCAAATATCATGGCGTTGGTTGCCATCTGAAGGATTTTTTGGTGCAATTCTGGGTATTGAATGGCTGGACTATCATCCATTGTTACTTGATCTGGTGCAAAACTCATTTCTTGATTTCTCCTTTACTTTTTATTTTAGAATTTTCTCGACTTGACGAGTCCAAACTTGAAAGATTGGAGTTAGGGAATTACTATTGCTTGGCCGCCGTTAGATGCGCCGGTGTCGCATAGGCAGTGTTTGGTTGTTGGGGTGTTGTTGGTTACTCCTACTCCGCCTGCAGCTGAGATTACTAGGTCGCCTGGGTTGATTGTGCCGCTGGCTGTGATTCTGGCTTTTACTTTGCCAGTCATTACTGTGCAGATTTTGCCTGCTGCTGCGCCGACTTTAACGATGCCTACCCATTCTTGAGCTCCTGTGGTTGGGGAAACCGTGCCTGGTCCGCTGATATAGACGAACTGTCCTGCTGTGACGCCGCCTGTGCCTGCAATAAACGAGAGGTCTGTTGAGGATGGTTGCTGTACGAGAGGACCTAAATTTTCAAATGACATTTTACTGCATGCCTCCTTGTGTTACCTGGGCGTCAAAGGTTCGTTTCTTTTGTGCGGCTGCTGCAAGCTCTTTGAAGTAAGGCGGCACTGCCACCATTCCTGGCTGAGTCTTCTGTGGTTCTGAGTGCTCGTTTAGGACTCCCGCAACTCCTTTTCCAGGCGCCCGTTGCTTTAGTGCTTGTTTTATGGATTCGTCGACTTTAGCTGCGATCGCGGCGGTTTCCAATTTGACTGCTTCTCTTGCGGCTTCGACTGCTTTTGTTACTGCTTCAGCTGAGGCTTTGTTGCATGCTTCTGACAAGTTGTTTGCGTGCTTTTCCATCATTGCCTTTATGGCTTCTGCATCTATGGGTTGATTTGTTGACAATTTTTTCTCCTCCGAATTTTTGTTTTCGTTTTTTTGGTTAGCTCCCTTTTGGGAGTGTTCCTGGGAATTACAACTTAAACAACTAAGGGTCAAAGCGTTTGCACATAGTCCACATGGAACTTTTTCCTGCACGGTTAGCGCTTTTCTGATAGCTTGCTGTTGGTCTGCTTTCATGGCAGCCGCAAAGCCAACGGGCTTAAACTTGGCGTGTTCATAGGCGCCTATCGAGACAATGCTTAACTCGACAAGGCGTGGTCTGCGCATGATTTCCCAAGCCCCACGGCAAATGTGGACCAAATTCATTTGGTCATCTCTTGAGCGGGATCCGCATTGGCTACAGTATGCTTCTCCAAGAATCCGTGGGCTAACACTGTTGACGTATTCTCGCTCGATTTTTGTAAGCAGTTCCTCATCGCCGGATACTTCTCCCTCGAAAGGAACAACGATTCTGCCATCAGTTGAGGCCTTAGGCAAGTGCAAAATGTTGATGACGCCTTTGATGTCTTCCACTCGGTCGCCATGGTCAACCCGTATCTGGGCGTTTTGGCTGTTAGTCACAAAATACGGCAGTTCTTCAGCGGGGACCTGCCAACTATTCGCGTTAACTGTGTCGTCGATGGCTGTGCCTTGAATGAGCAGGACTTTGCCGTCAGGGCTTCGCTTGAAAGTGACGGGCACATTGTAGTCTAGATGAATGTTGGGTTTAGAAGCGCTCATTGTTCTCTCTCTTTAGTTACCAGTAAACGTCATGGTCACGAACTACAAGGCAAACACAATTTGGATGCAGATTCACCGCAAAAGTGTCCTCATCAAGCCATTCTCCATAAGGAAACATATCCTTCAACTCGTCCGGATCCTTCAGCTCGTAGACATCAGTATTATGGTTCTGGCAGTTCTGGCAAAGATTAGGGCTTGGTTTTAGGCCTTCAGTTACATAGCGCCAAACAGTGTAGCGGATTGCGGGATTAACGACGGCTGCCTTGAAAGCCTTAAACGCAAGAAAAGCGTTGACTGCATCCTGCATGTCATTGTCTTGGAATTTCTGAGATAACATAGCTTTTCCCGTTCATGCTGATCTGTCTTTGAGAAGCCTTTAGTTGTGGAGAAAGCTGCGATGCACCGCTTTTGCTGACGGCGTCGTCGGGCATTGCTTGGTCGTAACTTTGACGCATAGTTGCCAGGTTACCCCAGACTTCTTCAGGCAACCCAAGTTTTGCTCGGGCTTCTAGATCTCCGGTTAGGCCTGCTTGGAAGAGTGCAATTTGTTGGTCAACCAGAACGTCTGCTGCAGGCTCCCAGATTGGTCGCCACTTTATCTTTGGAATTTTATCCGAGGTTATGAGCGATCCTGGAAAGTCGCCTTGCAGGATAGCTGGGAACAACTCGGTTTCGTAAGTGTACTTTATGTGTTCCTGGCGCATGCGAAGGCGAGTGACGAATTCCTGCATAACTATGTCGGCGGTTGATCTGTTTGCGTTTTCAATTTCTCCCAAAAACAATTTAGGAACGCCTAACTGTGCGTTACGTTGAGTTAGCAGGTAGTTTAGCCACCATTCAACCCGCAAGCCGCGAGTCATGCTATCGATAGGTATCGGTGTTACGTCATGTTTGAAGGCGAGGTCAGTTCCTTGCTGGCGTTCTGCCATGCCATCGATAAATGCCTGCAGTTTAGCGTCAGACCATTCGGCTTTTTCCGTACCGCACTGATAAGCAAGGATGGGTTTGGTGTAAATCTTCATTATTGTTGCCATGTCATGCTGAAAATCGTCAGTGAGAGCTTGAATCAGCAGTGTGCTTCTTAGCAGGCTAACACCGTAAGCGCTGTTGTATCTGCCTGACCCTTGATTGTGCAACGTGCGCAGTATGTCTTGGGGCTCAAAAATTGCGGGAGGCACAGAGAGCAACTGAATGTAGCCGAAAACGTTCATGTAAGCGTCCCGGCGAATCCGGACATAAAGAGGATCCAGAGGCTTTAGCCACTCGACCCGCTGGTTATCTTCATCGCGGCAAAGCTCGGTAACGCTAAAGCCGTTAACTAAAGCATTGTTTTCTTGAATACGAGCGACAGAGGGAACGTTATGGGAATCCAGCCACTCGTTCAAATAATCGTTGAATGTAGAGTTGCCGCCTTCCAATTCAAGCCAATTGCTAACCGTCAAATTAACCCGAACATCAACTGCGGCAGCAATGTATGGGTTGTACTCATAGAGGGCTTGCAGTTTCGGCAGATCGTCAACGGGCGTGATTCCCCAAATTCTATCATACAAATTGCTGTAAGGCGGAGTGACAAAGCCTATTCCTGCGCTTTTCAGAGTGTACCTGTTGAGGTATTCTTGCAGAACCGCATCCCGACTGGACCTAAATGGGATCTCCTGCTCAATTTGCTGCTTAGCCGTATCCTCAACTACGTTGCGCATGGGATTTGGCAACGAGTCATTTCGTTGGGCAGGCAGAATTTTGCTTGCTACCTGTCCAAAAGCAGCTCTAAAGTTCACCATCTACTGAGTACATCCATTAATGTCTGTTTGGGAACGCAATTCCGACGCCTGATGATGGTGAGGGTGAGCGTTTTAGTTGCCAAGCGGCTAATGCGATAGCTATAACTCCGTCGTCATGGTAGCCTTCGGGTGCTCCATACTGCACGTTGCCGCTTCGGGTAGTCTTGTACCCGTACAGCTTAAGCTCGTTAATCAACACTGGAATCTGTGGGATTGTGAGCTGGTGGTTTTCAATCATTATGCTGAGGTTTTCGATGAGGTCTTTTTTTGTGGAATTGGTGAATTTGTAGCCGTCCACATGCACTTTTTCTCTGCAAAGTTCGTCTTCAATTGGGTCGCCAACTCCAGTGCTGTCAATTAGCAAACGGGCATCATAATTCTGAGCTAGTTGAACGATGCGTTTTCTTTGAAACACCCAATCCAACTCGTTGAATCTGTCAAAGGCAACCAAGTGACCGTCAATGTCTAAGACTATTAGGACCGTGAAATCTTCGAGCTTTGCAAGGTCGCCGCCCATGACGTACTTCTTTCTTGGTTGAGGAAGCTCAAAGCCGCCTTCAACAATCCGATCGACTCCCCGGAAGACACTGCCGACATCTTCTAAGAATTGTGCCAGAACCTCTTGACGATAAGCCAATTCAGGCATGTCTCGGGCAAAAGAGGCGATTTCGGCTGGATCCAAGTACGGGTTGCTCGCACTTGGGAAGCTCCAGCTCTTGTAATCTGTCTGTTTAGGGTCTTGCCCTCTTGTCCAAAGTTGGAAATACCAGTTGTGCCCTCTGGGCGTGCCAGTGAAGAAGGCGATGCCTTTCTCATCCATCAAAGCAGGCCTAAGGGCGAGAGTCCAGGCTTCCTCGGCAATTTGTGCGCCTTCGTCAACCCAAAGGACTTTTACACCTTGGCTACGAAGTGAATCGGGGTTGTCGGCGCTCTTAAACCAAACATGCCTATTCCCCGACAAAAGCACATGGCGATCTGCTCGGTGGATTTCCTCAATTAGCTCACCCGGACAATAATTGAAGAACTCGCTCCATTGCCGCTGAGTATGCCAATAAGTGGGTGCAACCGCGAAACCGACGATTCCTAATTTTTCTTTGCCTTCGCCTTGCTGCCACATTTGCCTTATGAATTCGTTGGCGCCTGCGACGGTTTTGCCCCAGCGACGTCCGCAGTTGAGCACTCGGAACCTTGCGGTGCAGTAGTGGAATTGGCATTGTCCTGGATGGGGTTTGTATCGGATGCGTATTGTTTTTTGCATACTTCGGGGTCTTCCCATTTGATGCGAATGTCTTCACTTGGAACTTGCTCGGTTGGTTTTGCGCCGCTAAGTTGAGCTGATTCGACGTTTATTTGGCGCATAAGATTCAAAGCTGCGATTCGTGCGCGGTCGCTTTTGGCTTGGGTGTACATGAAGCTGGCTTTGCGGTAGAGTTGCTCATGCCGATTCTGCACCTTAAGCAGCTGTTTGGCTAGTTCCTGCAGAATAGGCTGCCACTCTGGCTTAGTGGCAAAATCATTGTAAGCTGTACTTCTAGAACAGCCAAATTTCGCCATTAGCTCTTGGACTATTTCGTGGGTGTTTAACCCGTTTCCTTCGCCCTTTAGCAATTCTAAGCGTCTTTCAAGCGTATGTAGCTGCATAAAATCTTCACTTTTCCAAGGTTTCTGGAATTTTGCGTCGATATTTTAGAGAGACGGTTAAGCGACATCTGCTATTCGACCTTACCAGTTCCCGATTTATTCTGGTGTCTCCTTTTCCGTGGCTGCCATGTCCAACACGTTTGATTATCCAGTTACCCAAGTTTCCCCTTACTAGCTGAGGATTGCTTGTAACCAGATAAAATGGCAAATTACTCTGAGACGTGTAAAGTTCAGCCATGAAATTCAGAAGTCGTTTTCCAATTCCTATGCCCTGATAGTCCGGCAAGACGACAAGACGGCTTACACGGTAATAATTTGCCAGCATATGCACATGTGCAACCGCAATAAACGCAACAGGCTTTTGCTGATAAATTGCAACGTAACATTTGACGCCAGCACCCAACTGCCCGTTTAGATAGTGATATTGCCTAAAGACCTGCCACATGGAACTGCTGCATTTATGAACTGAGATGTCAATTGTTGGGTGGCTAACTTTTTTTTTATAAACTCCATAGTGTCGGTGCAGAACACCCAATCGGGCTCCAACCAATCAATAACGTCATAGTGGCATGTAACAGCTATGAACTTCTTGCCTGATCTTCTAACGGCTTTGCTAATAGCGTAAGCGCTGACCTTTGCGATCTCCCGATCTACAACGCTTGTAAACTCATCAAAAACAACTAGTTCCTGATCTAAACTGAGCGCCCTTGCAATATCTACCCGCATCTTCTCGCCCTGGCTTAGTGCCTCGTAGTTTTTGAGCCAATCAGGAGGAGAGGCAAAGCCGACACTGCAAAGGTTTTTTGTTATCTCATTTACTTGAAGATTTGTTGGGAAATCATCTAAAATCGATTCATGATTGTATTCAAAGCCTTTGATGTAGCCTTGAGGAAAAAGAGTTTTGGCAATGCTGGTTTTGCCTGTGCCACTGCGCCCAACTATGATGCCGATTTGCCAGGGCTCGCTCTCGATTGGTATCTCACCCACAAAATGCTTCTCCATCTTGCAATCTGTTAATGAGAAGCTCCCGATAACGGACTGAGCGCGGAAACTATCCGGCTTAGTCCAAGTTTTTACAAACTCAAAACGCGGCATTTGTAGCCTTCCCCAATTAGTTTGGTATAGACAGCCTCTTGATGAGTCTCGTCTTCGCATTCAATTACTACTTCAAAGGATTCGTCGAAGTTGACGCCTTTTTCTTCTCGGCTTAAAGCACCGTTCAATTTCTCGTCTGAGAGCATTATCAGATATTTGAGGTCGTCTTCTTTTCCCGCTTCAATAATTCGTTCGTATTCTGCGAGGTCAAGGTCTTTTTTGTGCTCGCCCTTGAGCTTGTTTAGAACTTGCCTTAGCAGCCGACGATCCACATCTTCAACGGGCAAACGTATAACGGAGACTTCAGTCATGCCCAAGGTTTTTGCAGCTGTAAAGCGTTGTTCACCGTCAGCAATTAAGAGGTCCTTATTCGTTATGATGGGAACGATAAAACCCCACTTCTTAATAGAGGTCTTAAGCCTCTCCAGCTGTTCTTTGCTCATCTTGTTTGGGTTTTGTCCATCAGTTTTTAGCTCGCTAACCGCTACGGTTTCAGCGGCTGGAATAATAATTGACACTACTTGATCACAAACCTCTCAAACAAGACTATGACCAGGCTAACCAATCCAACGAGGCTAGTGCTGCCTAAAGCGATCAAAATTTTCTGAGTAACCTCAAGCTGTTGAACCTTCGCTACCAAACCCGATTGAAAATCTTCACCTACCAGCGCATTTTCTATTCGATTAACTTGCGCCGTATTAGTGTGGATGGCAGTTATGTAGGGGCAAGTCGGGTTCTTGTTAGCATCTGGACAGATCTCGCCAGCTTCTATTTTTTCTTCGTTTGCGTCCATTTACCTTGCCTCAAGATTACAGTTCTATTAATTGAAAAGCGCCTTCACCGTTCGGATTACTAATAACCAGTCCAGGTTCTACTCTAGGCACGGCTTCAGGAATAGGCTGTCCAAATTTTAATGCTAAATGAAAAGTGACATCGTCAACCGTATCCAAGCAAACAGATTCACCTTTGACCCTATCAAAGAAAGCTTCATCTCGAACAAACCGACGAGAATCTTTCAACTGAGCCCTAAATTCTTGAGATTTAGGGTTTCTTCTGCCTCGTTTATGTGTCATACTAACAAGCCGCACTCCCAACTTTTGGGTGAAGGGGGCGAAAACTGAAAC